TCTTTATCTTCGTGTACAGGAGCCGGGTCATCATACATAATAGTCTGAATAACTGTGTAAGTAGCACCTTTAGGTGTCTTAGCCTTAGTCAACTCAAGGATAATGTCACGACCGTTATCAGGGTCAGTGATGTCACCTTTAGCTCTCCAAATAGGAATGATTTTGTCGAGAATACCCTCATTTTTGTAGTTGTGTTTGAAACGCCAGAATTTCACACCCTCATCTTCCGCATCACGGTCGATTACTTTAACGATGTAAAACTTACGAGAAAGGTATTGTTTAGCAAGTTCTTTGTCAGAATCTTTACCTGTTGAACGTAGTTCTTCATAAACCTCGTTCAATGGTGAACGCTCGTTGTCGTTCTTTCCTGGGTCATAAAATTTTTGCCATTTACCGTCCACTTGAATCTCGTGGTACCAAACTTCTTTGAATGGTGAAGAACCATCTGGGGTTGGAAGAATTCTCAACCGTCTTTGTCCCTGTTTTTCGGTGTCCTTAAGGATTGCCGCAAAGTATTTCTTCATTCTCTCGTCTTGGGACATCTTTGAGGATGAACTAGAACTACCTTGTTTTGATTGTTCGTACTGTGCAAGTACTGCGTCTAATGAATTTGTCGCCATATTATATAGATTTTAAATTGTTTACTAAAGTATAAGTGTCAGCCGTGGGTTTGTCAAATCAAAAAACGGTCCGAAGACCGTTTTATTTATCGAACATTAATAATTTTGTCATCGTCGGTTCTCTCATCACCAAAATCTCTAAATGATTTTTTGATATCTGAGTTTGAGTAGTCTTCAATTTCACTCTGAGTTAAAACATACTCATTTTTTCCTGACTTTTCCATCTCTTCTTCTTTATCTTGGAAAAAATCAGAAAGTTTTTGGTTGTATGGTCCTGAATCTAAAGTTCTTAACTCAAGTTTTTCTTCAGGAGTTTTAACTCTATACTTTTCAACCTTCATTTCAAGGTCGTTAAGTTTATTCATGATATTATCCATATCACCAAGTCTAGATTCTAAATCAGTTAAGTGTTTGAATAGGTTGTCAAAATACTCTTCTTGTTTTTTCTCAACATTCTTCTGTGACTTAACTAAATCAGTGATATCAATCTCCTCAGTTTTGTCTTTTTCTTCACCAACCTTCTCAACATCGGGGTCGTTTGCAACATCCACAGGTTGTGGTTCAGTTGTTGCAGGTTCTGCGGGTGGTGGTGGAACTGAACCCATCGCAGGGTCGGCAGGCGGCATCGCCATCGGGTCAGCACCCATCGCAGGGTCGGCAGGTGGTGCCGCTGCGGGGTCAGCTGCTGGTGGGGGTGGTAACTCCACCTCTTGTTCCATAATATATGTATTTATTTCTCTATATCTAGAGATTTCAGAAAGTATTCTATCGTCAACTCTTCTCATTTCTTTACCCATTTAAAAGTTGTTTAACACCTTGTAGTGTTTCAACCTGAATTCTTTTATTTCTTGTCATTGTGTTGTCAACACGCTCTATAAGACCATCTCTCATTCTTACTGTGTAACAATCACCTGTGTCTAAATCACAAACTTGTTTAGTACCATCACCTAAATCTTTTTCAGTGTGTCTGGTATTTTTTCCTAAATAGTTATCTAAAATTAATTTTACGTCCATAACTTGCGTTTCTTAATAAATATCTTATTATATGTAAAAATTATTATTTGGGTGTTTGGTTAAAAGCATCTATCGCATCTTGAACTATTTTTTCAAGTTTTCCTTTTTCTTCATTACTCAACTTATTATATACGTCATCATTTCTTTGTGTTGATGCGTTATTGTTTTTAACCAAAAATTTAGTAATACTTTCTTTTGTTTTAGAATACTCCCCTAATCTATCTTTCCACCTATCACCGATAAACTTAATAGATGATTCAATACTTTCAAATATCGGGTATGCCACGTTAGTTGTTGAGCAATAATACTTCTTATCTTTAAAAACCGCATTTCCTGATGGCCCCCAAGACGATGTTTGTTGTGCAGGCGAAATAGAAACCCCAATAATGTTATTCTCAACTGCGGATAATGAGGTAGTACTATTAGGTGTTTTAGAGTTCATATAAATTGTACAGAAAATAATTGTTTGTAGTAAATCATTACCTGGTACTGTAGTCACTATTTTATTAACGATGGTTTGGAAGTTATAAGTGTTAGTTGATGGACCATCTAAAACAGTGTAATCACTATACTCCCTTAACACCTCACATAAATCACTACCACCGCTATTAGGGTTGATTGAGTCGTGGTTTGTTAATTGACCTACAACACCTGTAGCTTGTTCCGTAGCGTTAGCACTTTGATTAACAACTTTAGGTTTTTTCTGATTATTTTGAGTGTTTGAGTCTAACTGATTTTTAATCGATTCTAATAAATTAGTCTTTAATGACTGTAAATAATTATCAATTTTAGGTAATGATGCTGTAGCTTGCCTAATACCTTCAAAGGTTGTTTCAAACTTACCTGGTGAAATATTATGGTTTACACTTGTAATCATATAGGGACCACTAAACATTGGGACGTGTCTAAGGTTAAAATACATTGTAGGTTGTATTAACGCATTACCCATCATACTAACCGAACAATTATAACTTCTATTTTTGTATAGATTATATAATGAAGCACTTTGTGATGCTCCCGCTCGATTTCGACTTTGGTTCGCCATTTGATTTAACATCTCTAATGATTCTGCAGTTGCTTTACCAGCATCTTGACCGACACTAAATCCATGAAATATAGATTGGTTTTGGGGTCCGATATCAACATTAAATCCAACAACCTTATTTGACTGTCCCCAATCTTTCTTTTTACTTAAATCCTCAACAAGTGGATTGTTCGAACTTCTTGTTAATTCAAACGCATCATTTCTAAAACGATAATCAACATTATTTTTTAAATCTAATTGTTCACTTGGTTTACCACCATAAAAACAAACCATTTTAGCAGTTGATTGTCGATAATCAACATTCATAAAGGTACCAAATAATGTATTAGCAAAATCTAAAGTACCCTCAGTTTTTGGTATTGCATCTCTAACAACATCTTGTACATTATAGAAGTTAACATATGATGGTAAATTCATAACCACAAAGTTGTTTTGTACTAAAATACCCTCAACAAATGTCTTAACACTCATTTTGTCGTTAGATGTTTTAGGTGTAGTCGCAGTTGTTAAACTAAATTGTAACTTATTAATATCAACAAGTATTTTATCACCAACATTTCTACTGGCCCTATCAACTAACAATACATCTTCAAACAATGTTTTGGTTTTAAAATCTGAACCTGATATCCATTTATCATTTAACGCCTTGAAGGATTCCCATAATTCAACCTTAGTTTGGGTACCGTCAAGTTTGGATTGTATTTTATTGTTACCTTGAATTGTAGTTGTTGGTAATTCCTTTTGTATTTTTGGCATTAAGTCATTAATAACATTGGTTTTAAAATCTACCAACGAATTAAGGTAATCATCCATTAGATTGAAGAATGTGGTCTTTGTTAGTCCACTATTTTCAAGTTTTTGGGTTGCGTATAATTTTATAATTGGTGCAAAATTTATTACGTTTTGTTCATTAAATGCAACATTTAAATCGATGAAGAAATCTGTAATATAAGAACCGTTATTATCGTAAACTAATTCAGGTATTTCAGAAAACCCTACGTATGTTCTTAAAGTACTCCACTCATCAGGGTATTGGGCGATAGAGTTTGCCAACGTTTGACCACCTGAACCAGGTAGTGCGTTAGGTGTATCGATACTATATTTTTCCCAAGTATAAGGGTCAACAATATCTAAATTAGAGAAACTGTAAAATAACTTCTTATCAAATTGCGACGGATTACCAAATTTAACAATAACATTAATATCGTTGACGAAACGATTTAAGGTAGTTGATAATTTATCGTATTGAGCCTGTTGAGCATACAATATTCTATCATCACCAGTATCACCTGTTATCTTTGGTATCTTCATAATATCAGTCATCAATAACTGAAAATTCATCATATCTTTATATGATGCTAAATCACCTGAAACGATATTTGTGGCTTCGTAATTATATTTTGATTTTGAGAAATTTAAAAATTCGTTTTCAAATAAATCTAAAACTTCTTTTTCAAAAACCGAAAACATTTCACTTATAGGGGTATATTCTGTATTACCACTGTTAATTGAAAAGTTTTGTTGTTGTGGTTTACCACTAAAAATAGTTTTAAGGTATTGCTCAGGGTTTGGTTTAACAACTTTACTATTATCAAAATAACCATAGTTAGGTGCCGTCCAAAAAGTTCTAACCGAACCGTCAAAAACCGCCTGATTGTTAAAAACCTCAGTTACTAACTTTAAACCTGTTGGGCTTGTCTTGAAACATTCGTATTTAGTTTGATTTAATCGAGAACCTTGTGATGGTAAAATAAAACTTGATTCCCCATCTAAAGTATTAATGTATGTAGTCCAAGAAAATATCTTAAGGTCTCTTTCAGGATTATTAGGGTCAAAACCATCACTTAAACTAATGGTACCGCTTGGTGAATAATCCATTGTAAAACCTGAACCGGCAATCGCACTTTGAATTGCAGTATTGGTGTAGGCAGAAAATATTTCATAACCCTTATAAAAAACACTGAAGTCATTAATTGTTTTTGGATAAAATCCTGTATTAATTGTTGAAGAAGTTTCGATTCCAATAGTTACATTTTTTTCTAAAGGAATTTCAACAATACCAAGATTAGTACCCGCACTAAATGTATAAGTAGCACCTGTGGTATTTACGTCAGGGTTAAAGTTTAATGTGTAGTTATAACCTGACCATGCGGTATCAATATAGTCGACACCTGACTCAACAAAAGTCTTATATCGATTCCATATTGAACCGTACTTTAAAATCCATGCGTAAGGTAGTTTATGAACCGCACCAAATTTCTTTAAAGTTGCGAAAAGATAACCCAACTCAGCCGATTCATCTTTTATTTTATATTTTTCACGTAGTGTTGATAAGGGTAATGAATTAATGAAAAGATAAGCAGCTTCTTTGTATGGGTGTTCATCGTAGTTTCTAAAATTCTTAATACCTTGTTGGATGGCGTTAACATAGTAGGGAGTATTCAACATAGATACGGTTTGAGAAGCATTAACCTGACCTTTATAATCTTTATATGTTAAATTACCTTCAGTGAATGATTGATTTTTATAATTTAAGATACGGTTATCATAAAAAATCTTTAATTCATTAGCATCTTGAGATGAATCTCCCGTAGGCCTGTTTTCTGTTGACCCTGTTAAGAAATTACTGAAAGGTTTTTTATTACTGTCAAAAGCAACAACGTTTGTTATTATTTTATTAACTGAGTTGTAATTTAAAAGACCTTTAGTTTCCAACGCGTTATCAGGTGTTGTATTTGCAACACCATTTGCAAGTTTGTTGTTAACCCAATCTACGTTAGTAAAAGGATACGTATCAACAAAATCATTTAAATTTGTTGTTGTGCTATTATTAATGTAATCTGAAAATTGTTCCTCTGTCGGTAATGATGTTTCAGGTTGTGATAAAGAATTATTTAAAATATCCTGAGTGATGAACTGAAAACTTGAGTTATTAATTTTGTTATTAATATATCGTGTATTAAAAATACCCCTAATAAAATTTTGCCACGATTCACCCGTACCGGAATTGGATATATGTCTTAAAAATATTTCAAAATTAGTTCCATTATAATTATATTCTTTTAATTTGGCAATTAAAAATGGATTATCGTTAGATAAACTTTTTAATATATTATTTCTCTCGGCTTCCGCAACAATATTATACACTAAATCAGAGTTAGTACTTGACTCACCACCCCTATTTAATCTTGAATAATATGTTACAAATAAAGCTCTTTCATATATTTCATAGAAATATTTTATTTCCTCTTTATTAGAATAAACTTCATTACTAACAGGGAACTCAATGGCGTTTAACGAAACTCTTTGGGTCTCGGTAACTTCATTTTGAGATATTGGGTCAGGAGCCAAAGTTTGACTCTTATCGGTAAACCCATTAATAAACTCCTCAACAAATTCAACTTCAGGCCACATATCAGGTAAATAACCTTTAGTTTGGTCAATTATTGATTGGTCACCAGGGTAAGTAATTTCAAATATTTCGTGACCATCAGTACCTGTTGTTTCTTTTAAAACCTGAGGCCAAGGATAGATTGGCTGATTACTTAAGTTACCGTCAACAGCATCTTGTGATGCCCCTTGTGTCTGTGGTTTTAGTACCGCATCTCTTCTAATTTTTTCATCTCTTACATTCCAAGCCTTAGTGTGGGTGTCATCCATAAGTCTTAAAAACGCCTCAGCACTTGCGAAAATAACCGCAAGAACATTTCGAATATTAGGAACAAAACCAATACCATTACTACTACTTTGTAACAATTCACCTAAAGCTTCTGTTAAAGCAGTTTCAATTTGTTCTTTAAATGTTTTAGTTTTTTTTCTCATCTCCGATATTGAATCGGTAAATGATTTATTACCAATTATAGGTAATGAATTAACCACAGCCTGAACTGTAGTACTAGTCGGTGAACTAAAATAGAAATAATCCGCCTTCTCAACCTCTAAGGTTTTTGAATTTATACCTGAGCTTTTTTGAATCTCTAATTCTAACTCAGATTTATATGTCGATATTTTATCCGTAGTTAAAATTTCTTTGTTATTCTTACGTAGATTATATGTTTTTTGAATATCAACGTCCTCAATTTTAAACCCGTCAGTTAATTTAAAAGTAGACATTTTTATATTAAAAGGCACATTACATTGTACAGGCTTTTTACCATTTATCGTGTAAGAACCATTTAAACCTAATGTGACATTACTTTCTAAAATACCCTTGTATTTGTCTATTATAGACTGTAGTTTAGATTCAGCATCTTTTTTCTTTTGAGTTTCCTTATAATCTGGTTTAAAAGTATACAACGTCACACCGTTATTTAAAATAATTGCGGTGCTTTCATCCATGTAAGTTTTATACCAAGCCTTATCAGAACCACTGGCAACTGTGGTGTAAGTTAAAACTTCACCTTCTAAATCATTAATTGAACCCTCAAATGATTTAACGTTTTGGAGTGGTTGTAAATTTTGTTTAGTGAACTTATCCAACTCATTTTTAACAAAATTATCAATCCTCTCACTCATTTGGACGATGGTTATTTCAGGGAAGTCATCAGGAATTAAACCTTTAGATTTATATTCACTGTACATTTCCTTAATCTTCATATAACCAATACTTGTACTAGCATCAATAACTTTTTTAGTAGCCGTTTCAGGATTTTGTACTGGTGTAATTTTAATTCTTGATTTATACATATGTGGTACCGCAAGAGCATACCCCATAGTCACTTCATTTAATACGGTATATTTGTATGTATAAAATTTTAAGTCAACTTTAAAATTACCACTGTAGGTATCAAATCTCGCACTAAAACTTTGTAACATTAAACTAAGTTTTACCGCTTTACCATAATAACCTTTTAATGTTAAACTAAATAATGGGTACGGTAAGTTAAAGAACGCCGCATATGGTGAATTGTCACCACCTTCAAATAACGCTCTACCTTTAACATCTTCTAATTGAACGGTGATAACAGGTAAAAAATCTAAACCTTGTCTAACATTTATTTGGGTAATACCTAATAACCCATTGTC